CCTAAAGTATTAGGTGCATTACGATCATACGCACCAAAAATAGCAGCACCAAAAGGGAAAGGTTCTGCTAAAAAATTAGATTTAGAGGAATCTACAGCTACAATTGCTGTTCCAACAGCTACAGAAGACACCCCAGCGCTATTTTACAAGTCCAGAGAGGCGTTAATTGACGCTCCTATGGAAAAAATGACGGCAGATAGGTGGTTAAACTACCTAAGAGCCAAAGGAATTAAGAAATCTGAGCTTTCAGACACGTCTTTAGGCCCATTTTTAGCTGGACAAGGCAATAAAACCTTTACAAAAGCCGATATAATCAAGGAATTTGATGAAATATCCCCAAAATTAGACGTCTTGGCCCTTGGCCAACCAGGTCCTCAGAATATTCTTGCTAATATTTACAAAAAAATACAAAAAGTAGACCCAAAAGCAGAAGATCCACGTGTAGGAGGTTTTTTATCCTATCTTCGTGATTCTTTGCCAGGTGTAGTTGCTGATCGTAAGATAAATCAACAAGCTTTAGACAGCGTTGCAGCAAATGTAGACAAATACATGCAACAAGTCTTTGGTATTAAAGGTTCTTTAAATGAAGGTGTGGCATTAACTGCACCTGTACCCTTTAAAGTACGTGAACCACTTGTTAACTTAGCTGCAGCTCTTGATAGACGTGGTGTTGGGTTATCAAAAAAAGATTTTGCAAAAGAAACATCCTATAGTGGCCAACAAACAATGTCAGGTGGTGATAATTACCGTGAATTTTTGTTTAAATATGAACCAGGCAAACTTAGAACTGGTGAACCTGTATATACCTATACACATGACTTTGGATTACCATCATCAGCAAGATCTGGCGGTATTGTTCACGCACGTGTGTCAGATAGAACAGACGAGTTTGGTAGAAGGTTGATGTTTGTAGAGGAAATACAATCTGATATGCATCAACGTGTACAACGTGCAATGCGTGAGTCAAAACTCACAGGTAGAAAACCAGATCGTGAGAATAGCTATGCATTTCGTCAAGATATGCCACCTCCACCAGAATTAGCAGCAAATAAACAACAATTAGATTTAATTAATCTTAAAATAGAGAATTTATTAGCTACAAATCCTAGATCACCTGCACTACCTAAATTACAACAAGAACGTGAGAAAATTAGAGTTATAATTGCAGAATCTATGACTAAAGAAGGTAAACAAGGTGGTGATATTGCCATGGGCCCATTTCAGACATCAAAAGAGTACATGGAGTTCGTTGCTAAGTATTTAGTACGTATGGCCAAAGATGGTGATTTTGACGGCGTTGCTTTTGCAAACCCTGCAATTAAAAACCGTAACTTGTCACCTGGTGGCAGGGATTATCAAGGTAATGTTGCTGCATATGGCCCTATTCTTAATGGTGCACTAAAAGAGACATCTAAAAAAACAGGTGCAAATTTATTAAATACTGTTATAAGAGATGACAGGGGACGAGTTTTTGGACAAGTCAAAATGTTAAATTTAAAAGATAATCCTAACGTGCGAGATACATTCTCGGCATACGCAAAAGGTGGAATAGTAAATGGCAGATAAATCAAAGAATCAAATAGAGAAAGCAATGGACGCTGTTGAGAAAGCATTGGACATTGAACCGTTGGGCGAAGAAATACAATTTGAAAAAAGTGTAGAGTTCGATGGTTTTGAAATACAAGAAGACGGAAGTGCAGAGATGGCTGGTGATCAACCAATTGATCAATCACAAATTCCATTTGATGCAAACTTAGCAGAATATATTGAAGAAAATAATTTAACCAAGTTTGCTTCAGACTTGGTAGGCGATTTCGAAGGTGATAAAGAGTCACGTAAAGATTGGGAAGATACCTATATCAAAGGGCTCGATATGTTAGGCTTTAAATACGAAGACCGAACACAACCTTTCGAAGGTGCGTCAGGGGTCGTTCATCCTTTATTAGCTGAATCTGTTACGCAGTTTCAAGCCCAAGCTTATAAGGAACTCCTCCCCCCAAGCGGCCCCGTGCGCACACAAATAATTGGTGAAGCATCACCAATGGTAGAACAACAAGCAGAACGTGTAAAAGAATACATGAACTATTACATTTTAAATGTAATGGAAGAGTTTGATCCTGAAATGGACCAACTATTATTTTATTTACCACTATCAGGTTCTGCATTTAAAAAAGTTTATTATGATCAAATATTAAAACGTTGTGTTGCAAAGTTTGTATCTAGTGAAGACTGTGTAATTAATTATGCAGCTACAGATTTAGAACAATCAGAAAGAATAACACACGTTGTAAAAATGTCATCTAACGAATTAAGAAAATTACAAGTGTCAGGTTTTTACCGTGATGTACCAATTACATCAGGATCAGTTAGTACTGCTGATGATGTTGTAGAAAAAATAGATGAATTAGATGGTGCAAATTCTTCAAGCGACGATGATGAACATGTTATTTTAGAAATGCATGTTGATGCAGATGTGCCAGATTTTGAAGATACATCTGGAATTAAACTTCCTTACATTGTTACAATAGATCAATATTCTTCTACGATATTATCTATCAGAAGAAACTATGAACCAAATGATTCTAATTTTAAAAAGAAACAATACTTTGTACATTTCAAGTTCCTCCCTGGATTAGGCTTTTATGGATTTGGCTTAATTCACATGTTAGGTGGATTGTCAAGAACTGCAACAAGTGTTTTGCGACAATTAATTGATGCAGGTACTCTTGCCAATCTACCAGCAGGTTTTAAAGCACGTGGTATGCGTATACGTGACCATGATGAACCTTTACAACCAGGCGAATTTAGAGATGTAGATGTAACAGGACAATCAATAAAAGAATCTTTGTTACCATTGCCATACAAGGAACCATCGCAAACTTTATTTGCATTATTAGGTTTTGCTGTTGACGCAGGAAAAGCTTTTGCTGCAATTGCAGATATGAAAATGGGTGAAGGCAATGAACAAAACCCTGTTGGCACAACACTAGCATTGTTAGAACGTGGTACAAAAGTAATGAGTGCAATACAAAAAAGATTACACTTTTCACAAAGAAAAGAATTTAAATTATTAGCAAACTCAATCAAAATGTTTACGCCACCAGAATATCCATACCAGGTTATCGGTGGTAACAGAATGATTAAACAAGCTGATTTTGATGATAGAGTAGATATTATACCAGTTAGTGATCCAAACATATTTTCTA